GTATCAATTCAAGATCGTCATGCCTAACAGGTTTGTTACAACAAGACGAAACCGAGACCTACCAATTATTACAGGTCTCAATGCAGTTGCTCTTGGTAAGAAGACTCAGGCAGAATTCTTCAATACGATTACACCAACTGGTGCTATTCTGGCATATGCAGGAGATTCACGACTTGCCTGTCCAGATGGATTCTTACCATGTGATGGTAGAGAACTTCCTTTCCAAGAAGCCGACGATGATGACCCAAATGACTTCCAGATTTTGAGAGACGTTCTAGTTAATGCTGGAAACCCATTTAGTACCACTTCTGCTATTAGACTTCCAGATATGAGAGGCAGAGTTGCAGTTGGGGCTAGTGTCCTTTCCGATCCCCCCGGCAATGTTACTAGTCTAACTGATAAACAAAGAAGGCGGTCGCCCGGAACATCCAATTCGCAACCATCCGTATACACCAACAGAGTTCTTGGTGATGTCGGTGGTACTCAACTTCTACAGGCACACGACCACAAGTTCCACGGAATTCCTGACGATCAACCTTACAAAGTGCGTAACGGAAACGTTGTCACAACCGGCGTTCCCGGTGAGGGGTGTGCAGGTGGTTGTGAGGGTTCAGCAAGAGAATCTAGAGCCTTCCTCTTTGCCACTGGTAGTAACGAGGGAATGCTGGCTGGTAATGGTTCAAATAGTCAAAGAGTTAACGGCAGAATTATTAGTAAAAATAATGGTAATGGCTCTCCCGCTAAGTTTGTAGAATATGAGTCCGACAGTGATCTGCAAGAAGTGATGCCACCACACTTAGTTTGTCACTACATAATTAAGTTGTAAGAACAAGAAGGAAGATAGATGGCTGGAAACGCATTCACCAATCTAAACACAATCAGTCTATCGGATAACTTCCGGGCTTGGTTCGATAAAACCAACGAGATCGTTGGGGCTTTGAATCCCGTTGAGGTGTACGGCATCACAATGGGATCTGGAATTACAGTTTCAGTTAATGCTGCTGGTATTGCAACCGTTGGTCTTTCTCTGGCTGCGTCCATTCCGGGTAACGCTAGTTTTACAGGTAGTATCACCTTTGCCAACGAAGTGCGATTCGGGACTGGCAAGACTGTTGACTTCCACGGGGCAACTCTTTACGGAAATGTTGTAAGAAGTCTAAATGGTAAGACTGGCGATGTTGTTGTTGGTCTGACCGGTATCAATGATCCAACCACAGCCGTTGGTGATTTGGTCATCAAGACGACCGGCAGCACCTTTACTGCCTACTCTTTGTTCAACGGGGACTACGTTCCGGGTGAAGGTAACAAGTCTATTCGGTTTGGAAAGTCTGGTGGAATGCTTCTTGGTGGTTCAACAAGTGGAACTGCCGGTGTTCATAAATTCCAGTCTGCTTTCTCTGGAACCATCCAAGCCGCACATGACGCATCAACAGGTTCAACAACCGCATACATTCACTTCAAAGATCACGGCTACACTGGATCGGACGATGCTGAAAGAGGATCACAAATCTTCTTCGGACACATCACCAACTCTGTTACTGCTCCGGTCGGTCTTGTAGTTAGAGGCGGTGGCTCAACAAATGGAACTGATGCATATGACACTGCGGGACCGATGTTGGTCATTGACCAAACAAACAGAAGAATTGGTGTCAACGGTGTAACCTCTGCGGGTGGACCGTTACATATCAAAACTGAATCTACCGCTGCCACCTCCGCAAATGATATTCTTCTTCAAAGCACGACCGGAAAAACTGCGGCGATCAGAACTGCACTCAGTGGATCTACTGGTGAGTACCTCGCCCTCGAAGGAAATGCGGGGACCACATTAACTCCTCGCTTCCGTGGCTTCCAAGACAAAGATAGACTCAAGACTGTACTTACTGACTCGATGCCTGTTGCGGGTGTGGAACTACGTCACACAACTCAAGTTTCAACTTTCACTATTCAGGGTCAAGAGTCTAGTGGTGCTTCCCTTTCACCGGTTCTAACTGCACGCCAAGATGGTTCTGTAGTTGTTGGTGGTATTTCTCTCGACGATGGTTCAGCGACTGGAGGAAGCACCTTCGGTGACCTTAACCTAGCCACTGGTAGAATTAGATTTGGCGGCACTCATGGTGCAACCCTCGCGGAGGGTGGTGGCTTGATCACTATGCTGTCAAAGGGTGGGACCGTATCATACAAGAACATCTTTGCAGACGGACCAGATGGTGGTGGTTCAACATCAATCGTATCGAATGTTTCATTTAGTGGAAACATCACTGATGATATGGTTCTTGATCTTCGTCAACGAGTTGGTGGAGGTCAAGAGTTGCTGTCTGTGGATGAAGTCTTTGCCGAACTGGATAACGGAGGTAACGGAGACGCGGTGTTCCTTGACTTTATTCAATATGACTCCAGTGGCAATAAAAGATACGCGGTTGGTAACTTTGATATTCAAATCACAATGCCCTCGTATCTTTTTGTAAATGATTTCCCAGCAGGTGGAGTGGCTGCTGATACGTCGGAGGCTGATTTCCGTTCTGTCATTGGTGCAATAGCACTTCTTGATGACAAGAAAGAAGAAACTGTTCCCACTAATTTTGCATTAAATACTGCTGAAGCAAAGGATGGTCTTTTGTTTAGTCCTTCTGATGGATATAAGTTATTGGGAACTGACGATGTATTGTCTACCACACCACAAAGAATTACATTTAATCTAAGAGGCAATTGCGTAAGCGGTGTGCGTGTTGCCCTTGTTGTATCTAAAACACACGCAAAGTTAGGTTCACGAAACGGTGCTATCTACCGTGGTGTTGGATCATATAGTGCGAAGTTCACTAACGTGGAGTAATTATGGCATTCACTCATCAACCATATTCTGGAGATAAAAATGGTGATCTTGATCTCCTTGTTTGTAAGAACGGTAACTATATTACAAGTATTGGTTTAACGTCATCAGTATCTTTAACACAGGAGTATGTCGCTGCTGGCGGTGAAACTTTTGCCACCGAAGCGGAACTGCTTCCATTCAAAGCCAATAAGGCATTTTTAAACTATGTTAAAGGTTCGTATGAGACATCCACAGTAAAAACAACAACTTCTGGTCTGTTCGCAAACAGCACAACAACGTTGACAGGAACTGGAAATGGTAGTGGTGATTTCAAGCGGCAGGGAGACCCAAGAGTAACCCACAGAATTACCCTCAACGGTGGATCGACTAGTAGTATTGGTCTTTTGGGTCCGACTGGTCCGACTCACATGACTCAACTGGTAATCACAGATACCAGTGTTAGTAAAACATTTGATTGTTACTTTGGTAGATACTTTGATGGTTTCACAACTGGAACAACTGTTGGCATGGAACTTTTGTTGGTTGGTGTAACTGGTGCAATCACGGGTGGTTTCTCGGGAAGAACTGGACCCTTTCTCATTGAAGCACCGGGTGGTCAAACCGGAGAGTTTACCGCAGCAAACGTAAAAACCATCAAGAACCTCAACTCATTCAAGCAATTCATTAGTGATCAAGTTGGTTTATCGTTAAATGGTTCTACCTTTGACGGCATCACATATGGAACTTCACGAACTGGTCATGCGGTCTTCTTCCGTGGAACTACCGATCTCAATGAACTTGCCACTATTAGTTCACTCGTACAGGCAAACCTCAAGGGTGAAACTGGAGACAGAATCACTTCGATTCACCTACCACTTGTCGGCACTACGGTTTCGGCTATCTCTGGGATTACTTTCAATTCTCAGACCGGCGGGTGTGCGGCAGCGTCTGAATTTGATGATGCAGTTGGACAATTGTTTAAGGCTAGGTTAACAGCCCAAACAAACGTTGGTAAACAATTGAGAGCGATGGAAGATGCCACGACAATCAGAGCATTAGTCAGTGATGCCGATCTTGCCTTCTGATGTCGCGTGATCCTGAGACTAAACCAAAGGGTAAAGTCAAGCGGCGTAAGAATGTTCGCTCCAATACATATAAAAGGACAAGGAGCGACTTAGATGGCGAAACCCACATCAAGAGAAGAACTAAAACAGTACGCTCTGAGGAAACTGGGAGCACCGGTGATCGAGATCAATGTTGACGATGCTCAACTTGAAGACTCTCTAGATGACGCACTTCAGATTTTTTCAGAGTACCATTTCGATGGTGTTCAGAAGGTTTTCTACAAGTATGAGATGACTGATAGTGATCTCAATAATGGCTTTATTGATGTGAATAACGTTGGTGCTACCGGACCCAATGACACAGTGCAACCTGCTGCCGGATCTAAGATTGTTTCGGTTTATCGAGTATTCAAGTTTGATGAGTCTGGTGCTGGAACCAACTTCTTCAGTTTGAATTATCAAATGGCATTGAATGATGTGTACGGAATTCGTGCTCCGGGCAACATGTCTGATTATTCAATATCTCAAAGTTATCTGACCATGTTGTCTGACATGCTCTCGCCAGAAAAGGCGATTCGATTCAGCAGGGTCACTGATAGGCTTTACATTGATGCAGACATTAAGGATTTGCTTGATGCAGGTAATTTCTTAGGGATCGAAGCCTACGCTGAACTCGACCCAGACACATATACCGACATTTACAATGACATCCTTCTTAAGAAGTACGTTGTTGCATCTTTTAGAAAACAATGGGGTATGAACCTCATCAAGTATCAAGGCATCAACCTTCCGGGTGGTGTGCAGTTTGACGGTCAAGCGTTGATTAGTCAAGGAAACGAGGAGATGGAACGAATCGAGGAAACACTCCAAGACAAGTACGAACTTCCTCCTGACTTCTGGGTGGGCTAATGGGAACAAACCAATACTTCAACAAGTTTGCCGCTACCAATGAGCAAACACTAGTGCAAGATCTAGTCGATGAAACGATTCGTATTCACGGCGTAGATATGGTCTACATTCCTCGCACTAGACAGAATGAAGATGAGGTATTGGGAGATGCTAACCTTCCTCTCTTTGAAGAGGCGAGAGAAGTTGAGATGTATGTTGAGAATTACGATGGCTTCGAGGGTGAGGGTGAAGTCATGACACAATTTGGTCTTGAGATCAAAGATGAACTTACTGTGTCAATCTCAAGCCGAAGATTCAAGACTGTTTATGCTGACAAAAACTACGCCTCACCCAGAGAGGGAGATCTGATCTTTTTCCCACTCAACAACTCTCTGTTTGAAATCAACTTCGTTGAACGTGAAAAGAATTTCTTTAGTTTTGGTAAGATATTCACATTCCAAATGAAGTGTAGTTTCTTCAAGTATACTGGAGAGGACTTCACGACAGGATTCGATGCCATCGATGGTGTGACTGGATCCGCATTCGATCAACTGGTGTCCGTAGGAGCCACCAACGGGACCGGAGAGTTCCGAGATGGGGAACGGGGTCACCTTTACACAAACGCAGCAGGGAGCGTCACAGGGGCTACAATCGACATCATCGAGTGGAACACTCTTACGGATACGGCGACCATTCGCGTCCTACCCGGAGGCACTATTGGCGGTGCTACATTGATGATTGGCGAGACCTCTGGTGCGTCCTTCGGTATTGCGACAATCGGCACAACGCTAGACTTCTTCGTCAAGGATGGTCTTGAAGACAACACCGAGATCGACCTTGAGGCAGCGACATTCCTTGACTTTACAGAAAATGATCCATTCTCGGAGGGTAACTTCTAATGTTTAGTACCTTCTATAACGAAACAATTAGAAAAACCGTCATTGGGTTTGCTAGTCTTTTTGACGATGTTCACATTCAGCGTTTTGATTCTGCTGGTACATTAAAGAAGAAGATTCTTGTTCCTATCTCATATGCCCCCAAAGAGAAGTTCCTGAGGATGCTCAGAGAATATCCTCTTCTAAAGGGTGATGATGGAGATTCTGACACCCATATTGGGCAGATCCTTCCGCGTATGGGATTTAACATCAACAGTATCGCTTACGATGGGTCAAGAAAACGAAACACTATTTTGCGACGATTTGTAACAAGTGAACCAGATGAAGATACTGGGTTGGTTAAACAAACACAATCACAGTTCACCGAGGTTCCATACAACATTGGTTTCAACCTATCAATTGCCACCCGAACAACTGATGATGCCCTTCAGATCGTTGAGCAGATTCTTCCATATTTTACCCCAGAATTTACACTTTCTATCAATTACACCTCTGGGTTTAATACAAAGATTGATGTTCCGATTGTACTGAACGATGTTGCACCTGAGTTCGAATACGAGGGAGATACATCCACTCAAAGAAACGTGATTTTCAATCTTGGGTTCACTGCTTTGTCTTATGTCTTCTCTCCGATCAAAACAAACAAGATCATTCGCACCACAGACGTTACCTCACTACTCAGCGACTTTACTGCGTTTGGTGGTATCAGTGGACCAACAGGTGCAGTTGCCCGAAGCATCTCATCAATTACTGGTCCGTCTGGTGCGAGCAGTATGCCACCCGATGCATCCATTACTACCAATAACTTTATCTTTGGTTCTATTACTGGTGGCTTGAGTACAACTGGAGGTACGATGTGATGAAAGAAGAGCATCCTCTAGAGAAAGCACTAAACATTGAGCCGGTGGATATCCCAAAAGAAACCACTCCAGTAGTTCGGAAACCAGTCGAAATAGACTTGTCTAATTTCTCGGACAAAAAGGAACTACACCAAAGACAAGACTACTCTGAGATTAGAGAAAACCTAAAGGATTTGATTGAAAGTGGTAAGGTTGCCCTCGATGGTATAATTAAAGTTGCCTCTGAAAGTGACAGTCCACGGGCATTCGAGGTTGTTTCTCAATTGATGAAAACATCGGTTGAAGCAAACAAAGAACTTCTCGATGTTCATAAGCAAATGAAGGAACTCGAAAAAGAGTCCGGTGTAAAGAATGTTACAAATAATGCGTTCTTCGTTGGATCAACGAAAGAACTTCAGGAGTTGGTGCAAAAGCAACTCCCATCGAAAAAGGTGAAAAAGGTAAAGAACAATGACGAAGAGGCATGATGCCGATTCATATCTTGGAAACATCAATCTAAAAGCAGCAGGCGTAGAAACAGAATTTACAAAAGAACAGATTCAAGAATACGCGAAGTGTGCTTCGGATCCAATGTACTTCATCGAGAACTACATCAAAATCGTATCTCTCGATGATGGTTTGGTTCCCTTCAAAACCTACGACTATCAAAAGAACATGATTGAAACGATCCACAATGATCGTTTCGTCATCGCTAAACTGCCTAGACAGTCCGGCAAGTCCACTACCGTTGTTGCATATCTTTTACACTATGTTTTATTCAATCCTTCAAAGAATGTTGCAATTCTTGCAAACAAGCAGGTCACTGCCCGCGAACTTCTGGGTCGTCTGAAGTTGGCATACGAGCATCTTCCCAAGTGGATTCAGCAGGGGATAATTGAATGGAACAAAGGCTCTATTCATCTTGAAAATGGCTCGAAGATTTTGGCATCATCAACGTCATCTTCAGCCGTTCGAGGTGGGTCTTTCAATATGCTGTTTCTTGATGAATTTGCATTCGTCCCAGAAAACGTCGCGGATGAGTTCTTCAGTTCTGTGTATCCCACGATCTCGGCTGGACAAGAAACTAAAGTTTTGATCATCAGCACACCCAAAGGTTTGAACATGTATTACAAACTATGGCGGGATGCTGAAGAAAAAAGAAACTCTTACACGCCTATCGAAGTCCACTGGTCTGAAGTGCCGGGACGAGATGAAAAGTGGAAAAAAGAGACAATCAGAAATACGTCTGAAGAGCAGTTTCGTGCAGAGTTTGAGTGTGAGTTCTTGGGGTCTCTGAATACTTTGATCACCCCATCAAAGTTGAAAACTTTGGTCTACGAAAGACCAATTGTACAATCTGAAGATGGATTGAAGGTTTATGAAAATCCGATCCCCGGAGCAGAATACTTCCTCGGGTTAGATGTTTCACGCGGCAAAGAACTGGACTACCAC